TGTTCAAGGGTCTGTAATGTAATTATAGAGGCTGTCCATCTTCTTTTTCTCAAACATTAATTAAAGGGTCTGCTTTGCTTTCTCATACCTTCTGCCCAAAGTAGAAAGATATAATAGATGTGACTGCAAATTCAAACATTTGAAGTATAGTTTTAGCAACCTCATTTTCTACATTCTGAGCAATCACAACTCGCATAACAAGAAAGCATAGCACAGTCATTACTTCTAAGAAGACTAGCTTTGTTACTGACATAGATTTCCAAAACTTCATCTGTGCTATGCTTAATAAAATAAATTACTCTATTGTGCTTCTAATCTTATCAGTAGTTGACTTTAACAATTCCCAAAGGTCGTAAAACAAATTACTTCCTGTACCTAGAGCAAGTCCAATAAGGATTAAAAGTCAAGTATTCAAACTTGCAAATAAGTAAGGTGCTACTGAAAAAGAAGCAACAATACCTAAGATAAAACTAATAGCCACTGAAATAGTTACAGTGTACTTTTTAGCGAATTTCTTATAAGCTGGTTTAGCTGCGTTTACTATTGAAGTAATTACAGTAGAACAAGCAATAAGAATTAAGATAGTGTTTGTCATAATAATATGATTAAGAGATAAATATAATATAAATGTTAATACCCATACTTTGATTTAGTAAGATTAAAGTAATCCGTTAACTCTGTTTCACTCCACCCCCTGTTTTCTTCTATAAATTCTGATAAATATCAATTCCAAGATGTACCTCAGTATCACACTGACATTGTGGTATTCACAGCTACATCTGATGCTCAAGATGCACTTACTTTAGTTGGGGTAGAGCTTGAATATACATATTGCGTGTGGGTGCTTCAGTTACCAACATTTGCTATCATTACCCATTTACCTACATTAGAAGAATAACTCATTGAGCTTTGACTGTATCAAGATGAGGTTTTATATTGACCATAAAGATACGCTCAATTTGTCTGTATATAAATACTTCTTCTATCCGTGCTACCTCTTTTAAAGATATAGTAATTCCTTTTATTGCTCGATGGTACTATAAGATATGCCCAGCATATTACAGTGTTATTAGTTCAGTTAGAATAGTTAGGGGAAACAATAGAGTTTCAGTTTTGGAAATAAGCACAATCAACTCATTGGTGTGTTCAGAAAGTAACTCAACTATTTGTCATACTTCTAGCACTGGGGCTTTTATCTGTATATGTTGTTGTGCCGTTTAAAGGTAAATATAAAAGAGTATTTGAATTTGGGGTATATCATACAGGTCGTACCTTTGTAGTACCTACATATATCTCCTTTACAGGAGTTGTACCTACATATGCTGCTTTTAATGGAGATGTTCAGATATATATTCAAGGCATAGGTATTTAAAGTTATTTAAAAGTCTGATTTAGATTACGAGAGTTATTACTCAATTTCAAGTTCAGCTTGATGGTGCTGATGAACTGATTTCTATAACATTCCCAAATGTTGATATGTCAGTCACAGAGCCAGAAGAAAGATAGAACAAGTAAAAATCCGTTCTTAGCCATTCCCCAAAGGTAGTAATATTATTACCATAAGCCCTAGCAAATTTCATTCTTGTAGAGCTTGCGTATTGTGGTCTATATACAGCATTTTGCCCACTTATTTTTAATATAACATCTCATCCTCATAAATACCAGTCATAAGCAGCTTGTGCAGTTGCTAAGTCACTTGTAGAGCTTAATGTAAATACCTTAGTTATTCCGCTAACTTCTAAATCTCCAGTTCATACTAAAGAATTTCAGTTTACTGTTTTTATGTTAGTTCAGCTTACTAGAGTATCTTGTTTTTTATAAACTTGAGCCTCAGTAGCAATAGCTGTTCAAGTATTAGTAGCATCAGCTGTTTTGCTTGGGACTACTGGACTTGTAGAGAAAGTCTTAGTTCAAGCAATAGTTTCTGCTCAAGTCTTATGTACTACACTATCATCATTAGCCTTAGCTCATAAAGCGTTGTTTAAATCTACTTGGTCTGATAATGTTCAACCAATATCCCCCCAATTTACTCAAGTAATATATCAAGCGTCGTTGTTCAATTCTGATATATTATCATTTTGCTGTAAAGCACTATCAGCTTTAGCACCTTGTGCAGATGTAGCAAATTCTGAAGCATTATGAGTTACTATGTTTCAATATGTTGCTATTGTAGATACAACACTATCATAACTTGTTACCTTACCGCTTGTAATTCAAGAGTTTAAGGCATCTAATTGAGCCTGTGTTAATGGGCTTTCATTGATAGTATATTGGTATTCCCAACCACTATTATAGATATATCTTGTAACTTCATCATTATGTGTTTCATCATCAAGAACTATTGTATAATCGTTTCTTGTAGGAGTTCTTACTACTCAACCAGAGTAGAACACAGTAGCAGCAGCTAATTCAGCATAAGTAGCAAATTGGTCGCCAGCTGCGTTTTTAGTTATATAATAAGCTGTTACAGAGTTAATAGCATCATTAACAAATTGTTTATCAGCTAATTTATTAGAAGAACTAGCTTCACTAGGTATTTTACCATTGATAGCTGATATCTTTCAATCAAGAACATAACCTTGATTAGCAGATAATGCTGAAGTAGATGATTGTGTAGTTAGATTATCAACTACTGTTGTAGGAGTAGGTACAGCTCATCAGTCTTTTATAAGCTTACCAGTAGCTCAATCAAACACTGCTAAATGTCAATCCAAAGAAGAACTAGGTCAAGAAACATCTCAACCTCAAGCTGAGCTTATAGCGTCCTTTACGGCTTTAGCAGTAGGATAATGGTCGTTATCAGCAGAGTTAAGGCTTGTAACCATATTAGACTTTAACTGATATGTAGTAAAGTCTGGCAAGTCCGTTGTCTTAGTATAGTTAGTTAAATCGTTTACATCTTTATTTATATATCAAGCATCATTTGTTAATTCACTTACATTATCATTAGGCTGTAAAGCACTATCAGCTTTAGCCCCCTGTGCAGAAGTAGCAAACTCTGAAACATTATGAGTAACTATATTTCAGTATGTAGATATTGTGTCGCTAGCCGCTTTACCAGCACTGGCATTGTTCCTAATAGTTGCCAAGTCTGATATAGTATCTTGTTTAGTAGTCAAGTCTTGCTTTGTAGCAATAACTGTTGTATCTACACTAATCTCATTAGTAGTTTGGTCTATATCTATTCAATTTCATTCAACTAATTTTTTCTGATATTCCCCCAAGTCAATACTTCATCACAAAGCATCCCATTCAGTTCAATTCCAAGCTACATTAGTTCAAGCTGGGAATACTGGGTCAGTTGTATGTTCGTTGATTACATTATAAGTATCTCATATCTTCATTCACGAAGTAGGCAAGTCTTCATAAGAGTTTACACTTCCCTTATACTTATATACTCCTACTCCCCCACCTCATCAGTTGCTGTTAGTTATGATTTGTACCATTTAATTTAGATTTAGTAATTTAAAGGCATTTCTGGTTCAGCTATTCACTGCATATCTACTGGTGCGTTAACTCATTGTTCTCTTGCTTCTCATAAACCCTCATTCAACCCTTCTTCCATTCACATTTCAATTCATTCATTTAATCATTGATTAAGTCAATACTGGTTTCATTCATTTTCTGGGATGCCTAATGCTGCTATTATTTCTTCATCAGACATTCAACCTTTCCTACTTACATTTACATCATATTTATCAGTAAGCTCTTGTGGCAGTCTATCAGAAACTACACTATCTACAACCTCATTGAGTTTGTTCTCTAATCTCTCTACTTGCTGTAATAGCTGTTCAATAGTTACTCTATTAGACATTCATTGGTTTATATTGTCGTTGCTTTCTTGTATTCTATTAGCAACATCTTCATCAAGAGTAGAAAGTTGATTATCAATATCTTCTTTGATTTTAACAACATATTCTGCCATCAAATCGAGCTTTCCATTGATGCCAGAGAAATTTTTAGAGCTGTTTCATTCATTAGTAGCACTTGTATCCACTACTGACTTTTTAACTTCCTCTAAAACCTTTCCAAGACCATCAAGCCTCTTATAAACATCATATCAACCTTTACCTTTGATTTCTTTCTTAATTTCTGCTAAACCTTTTCTTACCTCTTTATCATCATAGACTTTTCTACTCTTTACAGCATCTTTAATAGATTTGTCTATTCTATCAAATCTACCATTAACAGAAGTAAAGTAAGGTGCGGCAGTTCTACCCCAAGAATATTTATTAGAGTAAGCATCAAGCTCATTACCTCAGAACTTATATCTATCGTAATCGCTTTCAAGAGTATCTCATCAGTCAAATACGTATAGATATACCTTTTCTGGAGAGTACCTATCAAAGCTGTAAATATACCATCAGTATCATAATTCTTTACATACCCCATTCTCTACCATTACATTACCATTAAGGTCTATAATCGTAGCCAATGGAGTTAGTCAAGTCTTTGGTACTCATCCATCTGTAAAGTTTACTGCTATTTGTTCCATAGTTTAGGTTTATATAATGTAAATTAGTATTCCAACATCCTTTCTTCTCAAACTTGAGTAGCTGGTCTTATTGCATTATTGATACTTTCCCATATATCTATTTTTCAAGGAACAGCATCTTTAAGCATAGTTTCCGCCTCTGATGATTTCATTCATCTTCTGAGGATACTTAATCACAATTCTCTTACTCAAGGCACAGAAGGATAAATCGTTTCTATTAGTTCTTGAAGCTGTTTTGGGTTCTTTATTCAGAAAGAATATATTAAACTTATCAACTGAGAACCTAAATCTTCTTTTATAATATTCTCGTTCTTTAATATCTTTAAGAACTCTCAGATGTAATCTTGTCACTTGCTGAAGCCCTTTTCTCATAGTTGCATTTCCTTTTCTAACTCATTAAGAGCCTGCGTTCATTTCTTTCATTCTTTGAGCTTTCATATATATTTTTCAAAGAATTTAGCATAGTTATCTAAGTTAGAGAAGTCTTCCCTAGCGCTTCTAAAGTCCTCTCAAGCTTTTCACATCCTTCCGTATAACTTTTCATAACCTCACTTGATGGCATCAAGCAATGCTCATACTGCACTATCTCATCTATTTATTTTTCAGTTATTAATAGCATTCCAAATCTTATCGTTGATGTCCTGCATAAATCTTTCAGCATTCTTTATACCATCTGCTCTATTTTGGTTTCTAAAAGCATTTCGCTCAGATTTGATATAATCAAGCAACTTGATACCCTCGTTATCAGTTACATTAGATAGAGCTTCTTCGTTGTATATCTCCATCTGTCAGTTTTTATTTATCTTTATTTCTGGTGCTGAATTAGGTCATCGTCACTTTTCTTCAAACTTCTTAAATTCTGCATTTATACTATCAAAGAAATCTTGGAATTTAAAATCTCATTCCATATTCTTTCTTATATTTCATATCTTTTCTCAAGCCTCTCATATTTTCTTTTTTATTCAAGTCGCAGCTTTGTTTAATATCTCGGTTCATTTCTTTTTAGCAGCCGACAATCACTGCTTAGATATATCCCCAAGTTCTTTCCACTCTGCTCTTGTGGTGTTTCAAAGAGCCTCTTTGACCTCTGGGGATGCTTTCCCTATTATTCATCTTAATAGTTTTACTCATCAAGGTATCCTCAGTATTCATTCTATCGCTGCCGTAACTCAAGCAGTAGTTGCAGCTTCTCATTTTGTAGGCAATTTTCATTCGGAAAGTACGTTTAATCACAATATTTCCGCAGTTCACAACAAAGTATTTTTAATAAAGTTTCATTTACTTCAAGGAAGTACAGCAAACTCAGCCAGTTGTGTGGCAAATTTTCAAGCCCCAGCTCATTTACCCTCTGGGTCATAATTAATTGCATAATTCTCTAACATCTGGTCGGCTATTGATGAATTTACATCATCAATTCACTTATTATACATTTGCTTTCCATACTCCTCTATACTTCATTTAAACTTTCAATTTTTTACATCTTCTTCATAATCAAGATATATTCAAGATACTCATTTATCTCTAAGTTCATCAAACGTTATTTCTCATTTCTTAAACTTGTTATACTCATCAGTAGAAACTTCATTATATTTTTCCAGTTTCTCTGCGTCAGCTTGCCTTAATCTGCCTCAAATTCAAGTCATATCAATTATGTTTCATAATTGTTTTGGGATTTCCATACCAGCGGCTCAGATAAAGTTTTTTAGCCATCAGCTCTCTTTTCTTTCTTGCTCTTTGATAGCTTCTTCATCTATTCACATAATGTCGTTATAAACATCTTTAACAAATCATCAGTTATTCACAAAGTTGGCGAATTTCTGTTTAGCCTCTGGACTGTCTTTTGTCATCCAGTCAATTATATCCCCATCTTTCATATTCTCAAGGACACCTAAGTCCATAGAGCTATCTTTTTTTGCTTCCTCTAAATAAGCAGACCTTGCGTAATCTGCCAACGAACTCCTAGCATCCTCCAACTTATCCATTCTTTTATCCCCAGACGACACTTTTCATTTGGCTATGTTTAACCTAGTTTGATGCTTTTGCATCAACTTGTTTATCTGGTCTGAAATTTTCATATTCCTTTTTTCTGTGCTTTCTGAGTTTATTATATCTCATATATTTGTGTCCATAGACACAGAAGTTCAAGAAACCTGCTGTCAGCTAGGTTGCTGTATTGTAAATCAACTCGTTATTAGATTTTGTAGGTCTTGTCTAGTTGCCATTTGTTGTTTATAAACTGATAAATGTTTATTTTCATAAGTCCCTTATGTTTTTAGCGTTTTTTGTAGGATTGCTTGTGATTGTTTCTCAAATAGTAAATGTCTTATCTCCACTGTTAAATGATATAGAAGTATTATCAGAGTAAGCAGATTTGTTTTGGTATCTATCTCTTAGGTACTTATTCTTGTTTAATAGTTTTTCTCTAAAAGCATTAAGCTCTTTATTCCAAGTTCATTGACTTTGCATCCAGCTCAGTGTAGTGGCTGCGTTTCAAATCATTCTTACATCGCTATCTGACAATACTCATAGTTTTAATCATTGCTGTTTAGCATCTCTAAGTCATTGAACTGTAAAATTGTTCTTAATATAATCATAAGCTCTACCAACATCTCACGCACCAAACACCGATGCTCATCTCTCTCCCCAATCGTACTCTCATCAAGTAAGCTCAATTAACTGGTCTAGGTGGGACAATATATCTAGGTATGCGTCAGCTGTTTCCATCTCATACCATTGGTCATATTGCTTTAAGAAATCATCTTTAGAAACTCAAGCGGCGGATATTGTATCTCAATAAGTGTTCCAGAAGTCCTTTACGGCAGTAGCACTATCTGGCTTATCTCTCCATTGCTTATATATTTCCGTTAATCATTCATTATATCATCAAGTTCAAGCTGTGTTTTGTTTTGATGGGTCAAAGTATCATAGAATATCAGATTTATTTACCCATCTTTCGTGTACTTTTTTATCATCTCCCCAGTTACTTTCTAATAATTTTACCTTATCTCATTTTACATCTGTAACAATTGCTACGTGTCAATATTGTGGATAATTTTTGCTATCCATTACTGCTACTGCTCATCTAGTCGCCGTGTCTGAATTAGTTACAGCTTTCTTTTTATCTATAGGGTCTGTATATAATCTATCGTATCACAAATTTTGTAAGTAATCATTAACAAAGCTACCACATTGTCATCAAGTTGTATTTAATGGATGTTCTGCCATAAAGCTGTCTATTCAGTTATTCAATTGCTGTGATGTAATAGGGGTATAATCTGTATATCAGAATAGTCATCATATAGTATTATATCAACCTCATAGGTTTCAACCTCATAGGTTTCAACCAATAGACACTAAATTACCATTCTCATCCCAATATCAATATGTATCTTCTCATATCTTGAACACGTCTGGTCTTGTTGCAGATACCGAATTAAGTGCCGCAAATCAAGGTTTAGATTGTAATGGTTTAACAAAATTCTCTTGTAGAGCTTGTGCAAGTCAAACTCAGTTCTTCTTAGCATAAGCTATAACATCATTAATAACTTGCTGCTCACTTCTTTGGATAATATCTCAGTATTTGTCGTAATATCAGTCAAGCACGTTTTGTAATGCCATTTGCTTTTGAGTTTCATTTCAGCTATCGGCTTGGTCTAATGTAATATTAGTAGCTGCATATTTAGCCTGTGCAAGTTCAGCCATTCATTCTGGAGAATAATCATAATACATTCACAAGTTTTTCTGAAGCTGTGCAATACTATCAGCACCAGCTTTATTCATTTCAAACCTTTCTTCTTGCATATATCAAACATAACCTTGTAGCCTTGTAAGTTCTACTAGGTTATTCTCTTTTTCTCTTAAAAGATTAGCGTTTCTATCATTAGCCATAGCCATAAGAGTGGCTTTTGTAGCTCAAGGATATTTTTTAACTAAGTCTTCATAATCGTGTTTAACTGTATTATCTATATCTAAGTTAGCAGCATTAAGGTCTGCTATTTGTTTTTGGTATCATTGTTCTTCTTCAGTAGCATAATGTTCTCTGCGGTCATCTATTCAGTTACTATCTTCATCCATCCATATTCAGTTCCATTTACCATACTGTATAGAACTTGGTTCACTTTCCCATCATTCAATTCAAGCCATTGCAGCGGCATCATTAAGAAAACTCTCATTCTTGATAGTGTCTTCTCTATTCTGTTTAGCAGTCATAACCTCTTGATATTTCTGTGTGTCTGTTGTTTTTAGAGTGTTTAAGTAATCTTCTGGAATATCTCAGTTTGCTATTCAAGTTCATAACTGTTCTGGAGAAAGATTATCATATTTACCATATTTTTGTACTCTATTGAAGTAATCCCATAGAAAGTCTATCTGGTCTTGGCTTCTTCCTTTATCTTTAATAAAGAAATTATAGAAAGCTGACATATCATCAAATAGCTGTGGCATAGTTTGTCTATACCCATTTAGGTTATCAGCTATTTGGTTCATTCTAGCCTGTGAGTTGTCTTGATAATCCCACTGGTCTTGTTTAGGAGTTTGCGCCTGTGTGGTTCTTTTAGGTGTTGTAGTAGTTTGAGTTGTAGCAGGTGCTGTTTTAGAAGTTATACCTTTTTTTGCTAAAGCATCTTTTAATCAAGCTATGGAACTTAACTTTTTTTGCTGAGTTTCATAATCTAAACCTTGCCAAGCCTTAGCCAACCTATCATCTTTAGTAGTGGCAACAGACTGGATTTTAGGCTGTTGTGGCATTTCAGCTACATCTCAAGTACCTACTTGGAAATCTCTACTATTAGCTTGTGCAGCAGTTTGGCTCATAGAGTTCATATTAGCAGTTCATCCTTTATTATCAGATACTTGTCAATTATATGTAATAGTCTGTTGGTTAGAGCTTTTAGTAGTAGGAGTTGAAGTAGTAGTATCTCATATTTTATTATTTGCTATAACATCTTTTGCACTTTGTCAAGAAGCTACTGCCCCAGACATCTGCTCAATCTGAGAAGCTGTGTATCATTTTGCTAATAATGATTGGTATGCTTTTGAACTTGTATTGATTGCCATTTATATTGTTTTAAGGTTAAATTCCCCATAGGGTATGTATTACTTTTAATACTATTTTTTCAACTAAGCATTTAGGTTTTTATATTGACTTTTATATTTTAGTTACCTGTATAGTCCATTCACGGTTAGAAGTAAATGAGCTTGCACTTCAATAATATCTAAGCGTTTCAGAAGCAAATATAACATCTCACGCCTTGAACTCGTATCTAAACGTTCAATAATAATGCACGTTGCTCTGCTCTCAAGTATAAGAATGTATTAATATATCATTACCATATCAACCCCTAGAAATATACAGAGATACATCCAAAGCATATGTACTCGCTCAAGTAGGATATGCTATATAGAACTCATACCATCAAGCTACTGGTATAAGAAATCCATTCCATAACACAGAACTTCAGTCTGTTTTGATTTTGAATGGTATGTTTCAATACTGGTCTGATAAAGTCCAAGTTCTTAGGTTTCAAGATGTATCATTAGGGTATGATAGCTGCTTGCTACCTGTTAATAGAACTCATCAAGTATATGGTAACACATCACTTAATATTGATGTGGACTGTATAAGTTTAGGTGCATTAACTCAAGGTATAATAGTAGCCATACCTGTTGTGGTGTCATTATTCGCATTGAATACTGCTGTTGCGTCTGTCGTAACTTCTTCATTTATATTATAATCTATGACATCAGGTTTTTCTTTTACCTTCTCTCATACTACTGGGTATCATACTTTCTCTGCCTTGTATCGAGCCTCTAATACCATTAGTCTAACATAACATTATAATATAAATCTGCACTATATAGGTTTGTATCTTTAGTTTTTGTGGTTCAATTATCATCATAAACACAGTTCGTTAATACAAACTTGAACTGTATCCATTGAAATCTGCAATTAAGTTTTAGAGTAGTAGCAAATGGGCTTCTCATATCCCAGTCTGCATAAAGTCAAGCTGGTTTAGTAGCTTCGTGCCATTGCCAGTCTTCTGCATTATCAGTAATAGCGTCTGCTTCAGTCCTATAATATATATGTATATTTCAGCTTTCTGTTCATTCCTTAGCAATATGATAACCTACTCTTAGATACATTGACTGTTTAATCTCTGACATAGATGTACCGAAATAGCACATAGTTTGTACCTCTCAAGTAGTAGCTTGTCACTCATTTACTCAAACATATATAGGTACATTTGGACTTCAGATTAATCAAGAACGAGTAACCATAATTCAGCTGTTATAACTTCATATGGCTCATAAAGTATATCATTCTTCTACCTTATGCCAAAGATTAAGAACATCTGCATAGTTCTTGTTTTTTGCTCAATATATGTAAATTCAGTCATTACATACGAAATATAGCTTATCGTTATATACGCACATATTGTTTCTCTGATAACTATCTACACTTCAATTAGATTTTTTTAATAGATAATACTGGTATCAGTTAAGAAGTCATAATCATTTGTCGCTAAGTAGATAGTGGTATCAATTATATATTGTTGCTCATATTATAGAGTATCATTCAAGTGGAATTATCTCTTGTGGGGCTGTACTCACTTTATCCCAAAGTATTACTTCACTTCAGTATGGGTCATCAACTGCAACCGTTCTTATATATCATCAAAGCTCGTTTATAAAACGTATAGAATAGTTTGTTTGCAATGTTAATCCATCTTGTAATAGGTTTGGTATTTCTTTACTTACATATCTAACAAGATTTCAATCTCATACTACTAACATAGTATCAGAAGCATATAACGGATGGTTTCTAATATTAGATAAAGTTTCGTTACAACGTCAAAAGTTTTGAGATGAAGCATTTGTAGCACTAGCCATATCTGTCCAGCTTCAACTATATTTCTTGTAGTATAGATATTGCCTAGTGGCTACATAGATATATCAGTTAAACATTTCAGCGTCACATATATCAGTTGATAATGTACATAAATCACTAACAGTACCATCCGCAGCCATAAGCCATATATTTCTTTTACCACATATTACCCATCCACCATCATTTTCTGAAAAGAATACACATACAGGCTCAGACCTTAAATTTCAAGTGCTACCATCCCCACATATTGCCCTTTTGCTAGGGTCTGCATAAGCAGGTACTCACATAGGATAGATACTTTTTGCATCTTGCCTAATCTCCATATCGTTTGAGTAGTAGAAAGAGTTTCTAATACCAGTGAATAAGTCATCTGACAGTCATCAGTTGGCTCATCTAAATATAGGTCATATTTTTGCTGTATCTGCCATTAGTAGTTAAGAAAGTTTAAATCTGGGAAATATGCCGTATCTGCTAATTGTCATCTATCTACTATATCTTGTATAGCATTATTTTTCTGAGCTTCATAATTGGCTCTCTCATTTGTCGCGGCACTTTGGAAGTTAACTCACATATTATCGTAAAACCAACTCTTTAATCAGTAAACAAGTATCTGATGCCATCTCTTATCTATCCATATATTCTCCTCACTATCAAAGCTCTCGACTTCATAATTAGAGATAGTTCAAGCTGTCGTAGTCCCTTGATAGTCTTCATAAGCATTTCAAGTAGTTGGGTTTTCTGAATTTGTATAAACAATTTGTCAGTTATTCATTGCCCAAGCATAAGGATATGGAGTTCAAGCTATATCATCATTAGGGCTTCTAGTATATTGGTGGCTATTTACAGTAATAGTCCATAAGTCTTCCTTTAATTCTCGGTTGTAATTCCATCCCCAAATTTGCATAGTTGTGCTTGTCTTTGGCATTGGAATTAAATTAATCTCTTTCCTTGTGATGAAACATACTTTTGGCTCTCATTGATTTTCAAATTTGTTTATATCTACTTTGTCCACGAAATGAACTGGTAAATCTCTGTATTTTCAAGTCTTTGTATCTAACAGCCAAACGCTCTGTATCTTAGAGATAGGGAATTTTTCTGAGTAGCTTCACAAAGTTCCATCATTTTCAAACGTATAAGCTACTTGTCCTGCTTGAACAGGAACGTCTAGTATATCAAACCCAAATCAACTATCAGAAGTTCTTATTTCAGCACCAAAGTCTTCTATAACGAAATTTAGAAACTGATAAGCCTCTCTATCAGTTACTATATCTTTAGTACATCAAGTCTGTCTTCTTGCTAATTTTATTATTTCACTTGGTTTCATTAATGTATATTTAGAGATAAAGCCATCCTCTTAAGGTTGCCGACTGCCACAAGGACAGCCAGCTATATAAGAGAATGAGGGACTAAGCAACATCAACTTTGATACATCTTTTAGCACCTTCAGTGAATGTTTTAATTCCGTACAAAGTCCAGCAAAGATAGTTGTAACCAGTCTTTTTTGGTTCTTTGTTCTTCTGAACTGCAACATCTTTTTGGATAACCATATCAGTACATCCATATTGTCCAGCCCAGCAGTGTGCTATTTCTCCTCCTAGAGTAACTCCAGATTGAGCGTAAGCAACTGAACCAGCTGTAACAATTTCTACGTCTGAACCATTAGCGATAGCAGAAGCATTTACTGAAAGTAATTTTGCTCTGTCAGCAGCGTCAAATTCAACGTAATCTCCAGCAGTAGCCATTACTCCATTAATCATTCCGATTAAAGCAGCAGCAGTTGGTTTACATTCTCCAGCATTAGCAGGTGCAGCAGCGAAAGTAATTTTAGCACCGTTGATAGTTAATGTATCAGCAGCAGCCAAAGAAGAAACCGTAACTAAGTTAGAGTGAGCTACATTGTTAGAAACAAAGATATTGAAGTTACCCCAAGTTCCTAAGTATCCCATTCCTTTAAGAGTTCCTCTTAAAGCAGCATCAGCTTGTTGGAAACCGTTAACTAGGTTAGTTTGCTGAATGTTAGCTTTAACATCTGGAGTGATAACGAAGAACCAAGGTTTAGTATCTTCGATGTCGTTTGCATTCATCTTAGCCTCTGTAAGAGTGAATAATTTGAACACATTAGCAACAGATACAGTTACTGGGTTTCCAGCTGTTCCTCACATATCTCCATCATCCATAGTGTATTCAGCATTCAATACTTCCTGTAAGAAAGCACCATCAATGTCTTTTTTCAAAGCATAAGTCATACGGTCGATGTATTTATTAGCAGCGTCGTATTTGTTCTGTTTTACATCGATTTCATCGATATATACAGTAGCTTCTTTAGACTTATTAACTACTAAATATTCGTCAGTAGCTGATACATCTTGTACAGTTACATCAACTCCTTTAGTGTAGTTGTTAACTACAACATCAGAGTAATATGGTCTATGTACCATATCTCCATCTCTAAGAGTAGCTTGTTCTTCCATTGAAGCTATCTCTCTTGCAATCAACTTTTTCTTCAAAAGTCTTTGAGTTCTTGCACTCCAGTATTCTGGACTAAAAGCATCTAAATTGTTAGCCATTTGTTAGTTAAATAAAGGGTTAAAACGGTTGGACTACTTTATGTATCCTGCCGCAGCTCTTTCTGTTTTTGCCATTCAGTCACTCCAAGCTAAGAAGTCATCATCACTCATTTCATTAAAGTCTGAAACGGCTTTTGGCTCTTTAACTTTAGTTTCTGTTTTTGGCACTCAAGTAAGAGTTGCTCAAGATTGCGACTTATTCCTATATTGTTCGTCCATAAGCAATGTAGGGTCGTTTTGTGCTGCATATAATTGAAATGCCTCACTATACGATAAGTCCTTTTCAGTTCTTATCTTTTCAATACCTTCTTCGTGTCATTTGGCACTAGGGTATTTTTCATAGAAGTCAGCCTTTTCTTTTTGAGCTTCCTTCTCTAGTTCTTGTGCAGCTATACCTTCTTCTAGCTCTTTAAGTCTAGCTTCAAGTTCAGCTGTACTTTTAGCTTGAGCTTTTAGTTTTTCAACTTCTGCTCTTGCTTCGTTCCTTTGTTTTAGGAGTTTCATAACGGAAGACTGTTTTTCAGTTGTAGTATCAGCTTTAGGTTCTTCCTTAGGCTGTTCTTCAACCTTTTCTTCCTTCTTCTGTTCAACTTCCTCAGTAGTTTGTTCTACTGTTTCTGCCTTTTCGGCTTCTGGAGTTTCTTCAGCTTCTTGCTCGTCAGCTTTAGCTTCCAACTCCTCAATAGTACCATCCAATTCAGCTTGGATGAGTTCATCTTGTGTTGGCATAATCGTAACAATTAAAGTATAAAATGTGCCTTATACTAGGGCGAAGGAGTTACAATTATATTTGGTAGTACAACTAGGCTGGCTGCACTACTAATATAATACCCTCGACTTGTATATCTATTAAAGACCTTCGACCTCTAATGAGCTTAGAGCGTCTAATTGTTCTTGAATTTCTGCATCCTTAACTTCCTCAATTTGTCCTTCCTTAACTTTTAATTCTTCAGCAAGTTTAGTAGGCAGATTTTCAAAACATTCTATCCATCGGTTTTCAGCTCTGTATAAGTCTTCAGTTGTGTAAGCATCTTCATAAACTATATTATCTAACTTATACTCGTGTGTTTTTCAAAGAAGTCTATTAATTCTCCAGTTCATTGACTTTTCTAAGTCTGCTACTAGAGCCTCTCTAGTTTCTTTGTCTTTTACCTTTAGACCTCAGATTAACTCACTAATGAATTTAATCTCGTGTCTAATCATATCAGCTTCAGAATAGTAGGCAGTTCAGCAATCTACTACTTCTTCCACTCATCATTCTAAGAGTTTCTTATTTTTTTCTTCCTGTGCCTCTCTTAGTTTAGCCACAGCCTTTTCTCGCTCTTTGCTTTCTCTCAAGCTCTCGAGTTTAATAATTAATTCCCTCATTCTATATATAATTAGTGAATAAAAACTAATCTAATCATAAGATATATTTAGCAACTGCCTCTTTAATAGCATCCCAGCTAGGCAAGTTCCAATACATTCTTTTTACTTCTTTCTTTAATGCCATTGTTATAATAATAAGATATAAATTACCTCATAAGAGAGTTCAGCTTTTGTGCGATTTTTGCACTTCCAGATAGCTTTTCAACTAATTCTACAACTTCTTCTACTTTTGGCTCTTTTTCTACTTTTTTCTCTACTTTTTTCTCCACTTTCTTGATAGGTTTCTTTTTGAATGTCATTATATTAACATTAAGAACTAAATAATTGATGCGGCAGTAGCACTTCACTGTCAAGGTATCAAATCTTGCCTTGATGTGATAGTTTTATCAGCATTTTGCATAGCTTGGCTCATTGCTATATTACTAGAGCTGTTAGCCATCTCTGTAAATGCTGGATTTACTTGCTGCTGTAAAGGTAGTCTTACCATAGCATTTCTTAATGCTTGTAATACTACATCTTTAGCTTTAGTATTCTCAGCTTTCTGGAAATATACCCAGAAAGTTCTAAGATATTCTTTAGGATATTGGAATATTGACTTTGGAACTTGGTTAAGATTAAGCATCTCAACAAAGTTAATAGCCACTGTTTCATCATTTTCTAATGGAACAAGAACATTTATCTCATTTGGCGTCTTTCAGTTACATCTGAAACACATTCTTTGAGCTATTCTCTTTGATACATCTGGTGTTGTTGGGTTGTTTAGCACCATTCATAAGTATTTATCCCAGAAGATTTGCTCTTTTTCATTCTTAGACTGCAAATCTGCCTTAGTTCATAGTATAATATGAGGCATTTGCTTAGTAAAGAAGTCATCTTTTTTGATAGGGAAAGATTTTATCTCAAAGTTACTAACGATAACAACAGATTTCTCATCAACTTCTGAGAAATTCTCTTGATAACCTTTCCATCGTTCAAACCAAAACCTTTTATCTCCCCAAGCATTGATTTTATTATTAAGAAGTCCAATAATATTTGAGTTAGCTTGAGCAATTTGGCTCTCTGTGGCAGTAGTTCTACCTCCAGATACGATACCTTGCTGTAAACTATCAATATTAGTATCGTGCATAGCCTCATTTTCAAGAGCAGTAATCATATTTATGCTATCTGCTTTGATTTGGCTTCTAGGCAACTCCATACCAACATTCTGTAAATTCTCCATAGTATCAACAAAGATGTTTCTACCATTTGTTGTAGGCTTAAGGATGTCGTCTTTGTTCTTAATAAGTCTTGAGTTCCAGATGAAATCTCCACCCAGAGCCTCTTTTTTGGCTTTTATGATATTTAAGTTGAATAATATTGTCTTTGCAATTTGTTTATCATCCAATTTATCACAAATACTCTCTCCAAATGGGTCATTTCTTCTAGGTTTCCAGTAGTTTAGAACGATAGGGAACTCTATCATATTAGGGTTTTTCTTTTCTTCCTCTAATACTGGCTTTAATTCCTTTATTCTAAGCACAGTTCTTCTAGCATTTGTAAGAGTAACTACATATTTTTTACCATCAAAGTTAGTAAAGTGATGATAAACATCTAAAGAGAAGTTAGTTTTTAGGTCATCACAGCAAGTTGGCATTACATAATTGTAAGCAGAGGCATAAGCTACCCAGTTTTGCTGTGTTTCTGGGCTAAAGTAAGCTCAAACTACCTTATCTAACTGTTCTTTATCATAGCTTCAGTCAGCGATTAAGTCAACAATAGATGTAGTGAACTCAAATCAGTGAAATCTATATCAACTACCATCAAAACTACCCATTTGTGTAGGGATAGGGTCTGGTATCCAGCTTAAAGGGTTGATAACCATAAATTTTGGCATCTTTTTAACATCATCCCAACCATATCTATATCTAATACCTACTCAGAAGAAGTATCTATCTTGCTCTTTTTGGTAGTATAATTGTTGATAATCTTGGTCATTATTGTCAAACTCAGCCATATAATTAAGATTATCTGCTTTGTCGGCAGATACCCAACCATCTGCTGATGCGAAATTAACTGTAAGTCAGTCTGTATAAGAAGAAGCGATAAGCACATCTTCTGCATTCGCTATCATATTGATATTGATTTTATTTGGGTCTTTTGCTTGTTTATTCCATCTGATAACTCTATCTCTATATTGATTTCTTTTATTTACTACATAGTCAAATCATTCTTGATACTCTCTGTCAATTTGAGCTAAGAGTTTATCTATGTTTTCTTGGTCTAACACGTCTGTTATTTTCATACCATATATGGAAATATAAACTTTATTACCCACTTGATTATCTATAATATTATATTTTTCAACAACACAATTATAATTGTATCTTGACATATTTTGTAAAAAATCTTAAACTTCCTCTTGAAATTTATTTTTTTTCTCTTATAAAAAAATCGACACGAAGGAACGCATCAGTTCTTTTGCGAAAGTAAGTTTAGAGGTCTTAACTTTCACTTACTCATCCTATCGGACACCTCATATTCAAGTAGGTAGTACATAGAGAGTATTGTCAAGACATAAGGTTAACATTGTGTCCACCCCTATATAGCCATATTACGCCTAAAGAGCATAAATTAAAGGGAAGGTAATGTAATGCTCAATAGTTTTGATAGTAATATGAAAGGAATTTGCTTGAGAAATCAAAAAAAATTTCTTGCTGCTATATAGAGGTTTTGACACCTTACTCAAGCCTTTCGTTTCCTATATTAAGTAATTAGTACAATATGAAAAATTATAAGATTAAAGATGTTCATTTAGAAAAAAACAGCGACTGAAAATTTTTCGTTGCTATTTGATGAGTTTATGATGAAAGTTCTAATTGAGCTTCTACTTTAACAAATCAAGAGATTATAGACTTGTTAAACAATGCTGTAATCAATTCTTCTATGGAATGCAAATTGGATAAACAACAGTTCAGAAGCTCACTTTCAGATTTCTCAACTAAATTATAATAAATCTCTTGACTTTGTATTATAAATGAGTATATACCATATACCTCTAAAACTTATTTTCGCAAGAACTCCAGAGAAATCTGGGGTTTTTCTTAATATAATAAATCATCGTAATCTATTTCATAAGTTCAAGTGATTATCTCACTTTGGGCTTCTGTTTCTTGAACTAGGAATATCATTCTAAACATAATAGCATCTGCAAAGTCTGGAGAACGGTTTATTCTTCTTTTGAGGTCTTTTTTATCCTCTATTTTTACCTTTCCATCAGTATCTATACCAGAGATAAAGATATTTTCTAATTCTTCTGAGAGTTTATCTCTAATAACTCAGTCTGCATATACCCTTATCAGCCTCTTTTCCATCATCTCTTTTAGTTTGAAGTAGCATTGAGCTTTTAGATTTGCATAATTCCTAAGGATAAGTCCCTTTTTCTCTGGCTCAAATCTATAAGGTCTGGAGTTATTAACAAAGTTTGTACATCATCTTAACAAATCTGCTAATCAACCTCAAACTCAGTCACTATCTACTACTATATTATGTCTAGCAACTCAATAAGAATATTCTAAGTCCTTTATCCTATTTGCTATATCATCAATAGTATTCTTATCATAATGAAGAATTTTGATACATTCTAAGCCTCTCCAAATGCAAATAACGGTCTTGTCATCTCAAAGCCTAGCAACATCCACTGAGATATAAGTTGTATCTTTCTTTTCTACATTAGTTTCAAATAAGTCTTCTATCTCATCGTGCCTAAACAGCTTTCCTGCATCTCAAGACCAATCAAAGTTTCAGTATAGAAGCCTCTGTTTAGTAATCTCATCTGTTGAGTTCCTAAGCTGAGTGATATACTCTGGGTCTATATAATCATTATCAGTAGCCAAAGATGGTATAAATATCGTATCTTCTGGCAATGTTCAAGACTTTCGTGGCGTATAGAAAGTCCTCTTAACTCGTCACTGGTCTGGGTTAAAGGTACATAATAGTTTAGGTATTAAGCCATATTCTCTGTTTTTCTGCCTAGCGATACGAGTTTTTAAGATAGTAACAGCTTGTTCATCAATTTCATTTGCTTCATCTATAAAACCTCAAGTAAGCTCTAATGAACCAAATCTAGTAAATAATGGGTCAGCTGGCTGTGTAGCACAGTCTAATAATAAGATTTCTGAACCATTGCTAAACTTTATAATATTATATTTCTTATCAAGATGTCACATAAACTCTTTAGGTATTCAATAATCTTGTCAGAGTTTATAGTAGGTATTAACTGTGGTTTTCATAAGGTTAGATAATTCCCTACGTCAGATAAACCACCTTGTTCAAGGGTATCTCCAAGCCATATACCATAACCACATAACTCCTATATAAGATTTTCCTCATCCAGCTCATCCTCAGTATCAGATATTCCTATATTTATTATCTGTAAGAGCAGCCCAAGCCTCCGCTTGTTTCTCAGTCATCTCAAAGTTAGGTTGGAATAGTTTAGCCATCGTTTTCTGATAAGCCAAATAAAGTTGGTTGTTTTTCTTCTTGTTTTTCTTCTAGTTTTTCTTCTTGTTTTTCTTCTACTACATTTATTGCATATTCTATTCTAGCTTTTGCTATTGGCAAGTATTCTTCTGTAAGCTCTATTCAGATATATTTATAATTCTTGTTTCTATCTTTATTCTCATACATTACTGCTTTACCTGTACTACCACTTCAATTAAATGGGTCTAATACAGTCCCCCCATTAGGGGTTACAAGTCTAACTAAGTATTGCATTAAATCACAAGGCTTAACTGTAGGGTGTGTATTTTTTCTTGGCTTTGTTTTTATTCCCTCGTTCTCTCTAGGGGCATTAGTTCTTATTCCTGCTTTTTCTTCAAAGTCATCTAGTCATTCGTCCCTGTCTTTTTTGCTAGCCTTCGCACAATAAAAGTATCTAGCCGCACTTCATTCATCATTGTATCATCTTTCATAAGATATATCTAAGTTTTTCTTTGCATTGTTATAATTATTACCTCTAATATCTAACAATGGACTATTTGTTTTTGTTCACTTAGTATTAGGAAATCATCAACATACCTCTTCTCTATCATCGTTTCAATAAGTTAATATTGTATTAGCGGGGAACCTTCAAACGTGTTCAGTGTTTAAAGCTTCATTTGATTTTGGCAACCAGCTATTTTCCTGGTTTCATTTTCAGTTTGTAACTATAGTTTCAGTTCAAATTCTACACTCATCTATATTTATTCCACCTACTCAATACTTTATAACATTATCAGTACAGCTTCACTCTAAAGGTTTTCTTGCTACTATTATTGGTTCATAACTAGGTTTTAAGGCTGTTCCCCATCAGGCTCGTTCATTAGCTGCTTTTTTAATCTGGTATTCTCATCAAAAAACAGATTTTCATTCTTTAGTTTCACTATTCATTGTCCTTGTATGTGTTCAGCTAGCTCAACTCTTTCATTGTCATATTACCTCGCTTTCTACTCAGTTTTTTTTATCTATTGCTAATCAGATATTCATACTCTTAGGAAATCAGCTACCATATAACCACATAATACAATCTCTTATCTCAAATCCTGCATCTTCAATAGCACAAGCTATTCTATGATATGTCCTACTACCTCCAAATGCTAGTAAGTATCATCAAGGCTTTAATGCTTCTAAACATCTTTTCCATGTATCAGGCTGAAATGCTATTCATGAATTGTCCCAACCTTTTCACATGAAATTAAGTTCATAAGGTGGGTCGGTAACTATACTTGATATTGTATTTGGTTCTATAACCTCCAATAAGTCTAGCATATTTCAATGATAGAGCTTATAATGTTCTGCTCAGCTATATATTCTCATTCTCTTTTTTGTTATCATCTAAAATTTCTACTGTTTCTCCCTCAATAACAGTAGGTTGTTTATGTTTAATAGTAATAGTAACCTCTCATATTCAGCTAAATCACTGGTTCTCCTCTTTCTGCTTTCCTACTCATAATCTATTAAGCCTATCCTTTATTCAGTCCATCCTAACAGCTGCAGGTACATCCTCATTCTGTATCATTTCCATTTGAAGCTCTAAACATAACTCAGCATCATCTGCTAGCCTCTGTATAAGATATTCCTTAACCTTATCTACCCTTTTCATTGCTGCTCAATTAGGTCTATCTCCATCTACCCACTCATCTCTATTCCCTAAAGTACCTTTAGCAGCTCTATAAGCAGCAGTAGCATTATGCGACTGTAAATATTCATCTACAAAGGCTTTTTGCTTCTCTGTTAAACCTTTCTTTACAGCTAACCTATCAGGTCACTTATACTTTCAGCTTCAAGGCTTTCAGTCCCTTACTATCTCCCTATATCATACTATATTCTTAGTTTTCTCCTGCGGTCAGTGCTTCTTAGCTTCGCTAATCTCCACCTCCCTTCCTTGAGGTCAGCGTTTTATTTTTTCATTGCTTTCTTCCATTGGCTTTTCTTATATGTAGATAAATAATTCTCACTCATTCCTTCATTCTCCTTATCTGTTTCAGCTTTCATTTCCTCCATCCTCTTTTTAAGCTCATCTACTCCCCAAGCCAT